TGATTCAGTCTTTTGATGATGGCACTGCGGAAGCAACAATTTGTGACGCAATGTACGAAGACATGGCTCGATCAGCTTTGACTAACTCACGTTGGCGCTTTGCTACAGATCAAGCTGTGCTTAACAGATTAACAGATGCGCCCTCTGGACGTTGGGACGCAGCTTATCAACTTCCTTCTGAGTGCATTATGTTGTCGGGGGTTACTGTTAATGATTATCCAATTAAGTATGACAGCTATGGCTCAAAAGTTTTTTGCAATTCTTCTGAGAATGAAGTTCTTATTGCTGATTATGTTTTCCGTGCCAATGAAGTTGATTGGCCTCCTTATTTTGTCACTGCTGTTGAGTATGTTATGGCTGGTGTCCTTGCTGTATCTGTTGCTAGGGATTCCCAGTTGGCTACTCTCATGGAGCAGAAGGCTAACTTTCAGATGACCCAAGCTAGACGCTTGCAGTCTCAGACCCAGACTAATCGTAAGCTAAACACATCGAGGTTTATTGCTGAAAGGCGAAGTTAATGCAGAAAGTTAGAGTTCCAATAAGTAGCTTTCAGTTTGGCGAAGTCAGCGATTCACTATCAAGCCGTATAGACACACCAATTCTTAATTCTTCTGCTGAAAGAGTTGAGAATTTTGTTGTAATGTCTGAGGGTTCCTTGAAGAAACGGCACGGTCTTCGCCATATTTATGACTATAACCTTACATATGATGCAAGCAATCCTGACAAGTCACATCTTACGTCATTTGTTTTTGATGATAACGAGCAGTACGTTGTTTCTATTGAGCATCAAAAAGCAAGGTTCTTTCGTTTAGTTGACAATGATACAGTAAGCCTTGTTGCAACTGTAACTACAGATACAAACTCTGCTGCTCTTCCATTTGACCAAGACTATTTAAATCAATACAGCTTTGCTCAGTATGGTGATGTATTATTTGTATGCCACCCCCTCTTTGCTCCTCGAGTTATAACTAGAACAAGCCTTACTACGTTTGAAGTTAGCACTTTTTCGTTTGACCAAAGAGCAGATGGTCATAAAATTTATCAACCTTACTATGACTTTCAGTCTCAGGGCGTAACTTTAGATCCCTCCGCTACTACTGGTACTGGGGTAACACTTGTTACAAGCTCGGATTATTGGACTAGCGATCATGTTGGAACAATCATTAGATACCATGAATCCGAAATAGAAATTACTGCTGTTGCTTCTGCAACATCTGCTACTGGAGATGTTGTTGATACCCTTAAAATTAGACTTGCTGTTCTTAATCCTTTTAGAACCATCGAGGGGTCTAGCACGGTAGAGGTTACGCATATTGCGCATGGCTTTTCTGGTGGTGAGACTATTGTTATCGAAGATGCTGCTGCTGTAGGTGGAATTAACACTGGCAACCTCAACGGAACACGAACTGTTGGCGATATAATTGATGAGAATACTTATACCTTTACGGCTGGCGGCAGTGCAAGCTCTTCAGAAGACGGTGGCGGCTATGTGAAAATAGAAACACATGCGCCTACAATCGACTGGTATGAGCAAGCCTTCTCTGCTGTGCGGGGATACCCTGCGGCTGTTTGCTTCCATGAGAACAGACTGGTGTTTGGCGGAACCTTAGCGCAGCCAGATACTATTTGGATGAGCCAGATCGGCAAATACTTTAACTTTGATGTGGGTGATGCAGAGGATACTGACTCCTTTGATCTGACTGCTGCAACAGGGCAGGTCAACGAGATTAGGTACATGATCTCCAACCGTGACCTTCAAGTGTTTACTGGATCTGGTGAGCTTTATATTCCGACTTACTTGAACCAAGCTATTACGCCTACTAACGCCCAGATCAGAAAGCAAACACCGTTCGGTACTGAGTTTGTCCTCCCGGCCTCCATAGACGGCGCTACAGTCTTTGTTCAGCACGATGGTCACACTGTTAGGGAATATCTCTACACGGAGTCTGAGGACGCTTACACGGCCTCTGCGGTATCAACGCTGTCTGGACATCTAATACAGCACCCCACGTTTATGACTGTTGTGCATTCTGGCTTTAACCTAGCTGACTCCTATGCTTTCTTTGTTTTTGGAAGCGGAGAAGGCGCTCTGTTCTCTTCTAACCGTGCTGAGAAGAGAGCTTCATGGACTAGAGTTACTACACCGGGAATGTTCTCAAGCACGATAGCAGTACACAACAGGCTCTTTACAAATGTGTATGATGCTGCTGGCAATCTGCACTTATGTGAGTTCTCTGAAGATGTTGGCTTAGACCTGTACCTATACGAAGCTGTCTCGACAAACACAGTAGACGTAAGCGATCTGTATAATAGTGGAGACGTTGTTGACGTTATAGGGATTAAGGACGGAAAGCAGTCCTATCTTGGAGAGTTTACTGTAAGCGTGGGCGAAGAAGTTGATCTTAGCCTTTACAGTGAGTCGGCATTTACCCATGCGTATGTAGGCAAAGCCTTTACAGCCAAGATAGTAAGCAATCCTATTGACGTAACGTCAGGCAATGGGCCTGTGACTGGGGATGTCCGTGGGATTAGCAACGTAATCCTAGACCTTAAAGGTGCAAGGTCGTTTAAGATAAACAACCGATCCTTCTCTCCAGACAATGCGCTTACTGGCAAAAAAGAGATACGGGTGCTAGGCCATAGCAGAGACCCACAGGTAACTATTGAACAGAAAGACCCACTACCGCTACAGGTCAATGGGCTAATAGCGGAGCTTGTATTGTAATGTCTATAGGGCTTGTTTTCAGCGTTATATCTGCGGCCTCACAGATGGCAGCGGGAGAAGCGGCTTATCAAGAATCGTTATTAACTAGCTTTAGGACCAAAGAAGTTGATAAAAAACTTCAAGATGTTGAAGCTAAAAACGCTGCAATGGTAAGACAGCAGGAAGCTGCAATGCTTGAAAGTGCAAATATTGCTGCATTAAATGCTACAGGTAGAGAGCTAAGCGGTTTAACCGTAGATAGAATCTTAAAGAGAGACAAAGAAGTTTTGGGAGATGATCTTAAATCAATCGCAAGAATGTCTTTGTTTAGACAGTTGCAGTCAGACGCATCTGCATTTGCAGAGATTCGATCTGGCCGCAATCGACGTGCTGCTAGTAGAGTAGAGGCTCTTGGTACTCTTGTATCTGGAGTAGAAAATGCTGCAAAGACAAGAACATAAGGAGGCTAGAATTAAATGGTTGTAAGAAGATTACAGAGACAGTCGTTTGTTCAGCCGATTGGTGTTGTTAGAGCAAATGCTGGTGGCGAATTGGTTGGTCAAGCCATTGCAAACTTTGCGACAGAGAGAGCTAACGAAGCGTTTAGGAAGGCTGGCATTAGGGCAGAAAAGATAGGCACTGAGGCTGCTGCGTCACTCAGCTCTGAAGCTATTGTTTCAATAGACCCAGAAACTAACCAGCCAGTAAGGTACACACCGCCTGTTGGGTATGGAGAAATTGCTGCGACTGCATATCAGAACATGATTAAGTCTCGCTTTGAAAACTCTGTTCAAAAAGAAATTCAACGCAAAGGTACTGAGCTTGCATCCTCTTCTGGTAGCGCTGCTAACTACAGAGACAATATGTCTAGCTATATCGACAGTATGTATAATGCTGATGGTGATGCTACACCCTATAGCCGTTATATAACTGAGTACGGGCAAGAGTATGTGCAAAGCACCTATACAACTCTAGCTAAAAAAGAAGCTGAAGCTGCAAGAAAAGCGCTTATAACCTCAGAGAAGATTCGTTTAACTGAAAACGAGCTGTCTATTAAAAGGCTAATAGCTGCTGGCACAGACCCCGATGAAATCCGCTTGCTTATGGATAAACAGGTTATTGGATATGAAGGCCTTCTTGAAGTTGATGGTATGACGGCAACTCAGTACTCAGCCGCTTTAGAAAGAACATACGGCCTTAACTCTATGCTTGGCAGTAATAGGCTGATTGATATTTATACTGGCCTCTCTGACCAGAACAAAGCCAAACTAATGGTCGGGATAAGAAACCCTACTGTTTTAATGGAGCTTTCAAGGGAGATAGGAGAGGATGATTTAAACGCTTATGTCCTTGCTGCTAAAACAGACGCCTCTATTCCAAGTATAATTTCTGCTATTAAGTCTTACGATGAATCAGTTGCCAGCTATGAAGAGACTGTAGCTGACTCAGCTATTTCTGACCTGACGCCAATGGTAAACCCTCTTCAAACTTTAGACGGTGTTATAGCCCTTGCAAAAGACGTTGACCCTACTGTTCAGGCTTCAGTAATTGATGAGCTTACTGCTACTTGGATTACTCAAAACTTAGATATTGCAGGCAAGACAGCAGCAGATATAGACGTAATAACAAACGCCCTGCGAAGTGACGGCGGTGTCGACTACAATGCAATTAAAGACTTAATTGGTGGAGATCAAGGGCAGTCAATTGTTTCTCAATTGAAATCAATGTCTTCTGAAGAAAGGTCTGGACTTGCTGACACGCTCGATGATCGTCAGACAGCACTCAATAGAATTGAAGATCAAGGCAAAAGCGATGAAGAGAACAGGCTTAGAAGATCTATAGGCTCTCTTGCAAAAGCTATGAATGTTAACTCTGAGTACAGAAGTCAGGCAACAATCATAAGAAAGTCTAGCTTAAACGAAGTTAAGAAGTCTACTCTACTAAACTTGTTAGATGAGGCTTACACAGAGAAATTAAGGAATGACTCAAAAGACATACAGCTAAGTGTAGCCGAGCTTCAGGTTGTTTCCGATGCTCTAAACGATCCAGCTAGTGCTAACTTTGAACTGTTTTCTCCGAATGCGAAGAAGATGTACGATACTCTAAAGGTATCTAATGACAAGTTTCCAGCGCTTACTAGGGGATTTGTTGATGCAAGGATTACTGCCGCTAAGAACGTCACTAAAAGATTAAATGATGAAGCTAGATTGTTTGGAATTCAAAGTAATTTAAGCCAAGCAACAGCTGAAGATCTAGCATTTCTTCAAGAGCAACTTATTGGAGACAGCCCTGTTTTTGCTTCTGAAATGATGAGCAATCGTGTAATCGTAGATACTCTTAATGCAGGCGTTGTGCTTCCAAAGGTTGCTGATGCAATGGAGGCTGCACTAGAGACTTTCAGTGAAAAGGAT